TGAAGGCCCCCACCAGTCAGGCGCAGGGATAGCGACCCCCCACCGCTCGCAGTAAGTGCAGACCGCACGCGCTAAACCCCACTCGCAGGCACGAATCGCCCGCTCACTAGAACCACCAACAAGGCCCACACGTAAGGGTCGCGGGCCAGCGAAGACGCCAGCCCCTTCTTCGTCGTAATCTTCGAAGGGCTGGTTTGAGACCCGAAGTTCAAAGGGAATGACTTCGGACTCGCGGAAGCGAGCAAGCGGTTGACACATCCTGTTTCCGTCGCTGATCGTGGGTGCGCCTGGCGCGGTCAAATGCCAATAGCGCGCACCACGGTCGCCAATCCACAACTTCGCAACCTTTTCGGGCGGGTAGGGCGTTCGCGCAGACGTCGAGATCTCGTCAAGATTAAGCGCGGGGACTCCAGTCTTGTAGATGAAGTCCTTCACATGGGAGAGTGTTAAGGTCCTCTCATCTTGGCCTGCCCAAAGAAGGGTCCAAGCTGCCTCGAGAAAGACGCGAGCCTCCCCGTTCCAAAAGCCGAGGATATACAGACTAACGAGAATCTGCCCGAGGTAATCTCGCGTTGTCGCAGACAGAGAATCAAAATCTGCGATACGCTCAGGCAAGAAGAAGCCCTTGAGAACTTCTGCTGTCGGCTTCCATCCGACGATGACGTTCTTCCCCTGAGTGAGGTCAACCATGTGCCACGACATGCAAAGCGCTGCATCAAGCCTCTCAAAAATAGCACTCTCTTCAGGCTTAATTACCAAGCCAATTTCCCTAACCGTCTTCGCCACAGCTGGGACATGGCCGGCCATAAATGGAACCGCCTGGACTGGATAAGCGATGAGCGAGTTGTCGCCGTGGATCTCAGCGGTTATAAGCCCCAAAAGGTCAAAGGGGTCAGGCCAAGCCTTCCTGACTTCGAGCGAGCTGTTCCAAACACGCCAGATCTTCCAAAGCTCCCCGAGAATCTTGTACACACCGCCTATCATCGATGTCCCATAAACCCCATCCTTCATGCCACGACTCGTTTTGAAGATATGTACTCGGCCTTCCGGGTCAGGCAACCCGACATGCCCGAGTATCATTTCCTCGAAGAGCGCGAGGAAGAAACGACGAGTCGGTCTACCTTCGAACGACAGGCAGTCGCCAAAGAAGCGTGCGATTACCTCTGCAACGTTAATCTCGAGCGTCGCACCATGGTCACGCATATCCTCGTTACTAAATTGAACCCCACGGAGCCTGTCGAACTTCCTAAAAACACGCTCGAGCCCTCGGTGGAAAAGATCAAAATGAGGTGCCCAGCTGTGTTGACTCTCTTCAAACAACGCAGAAAGAGGCTTAATCAGGTGAGTCCATACAAGCTGAAGCTCTTGCTCCGGGATAACGGCACCTCGGCTCCGGTACTCCTCGTCAAACTCCTTCCGCGTCGCCTGCTTCTTAACGACACCGAGCAGAAGCCAAACGTGACCTTCAGGGACAGGTTCACCTGCATCCAGCGCATTAAAGATGCGGACTGCGCGGTCGAGCGAATAGGCCCAGGCTTCTGCCTTAGTCTGGAAACCTTGACCTCGTGTCGTCCAACCGGGATGATGCTTCTTCGTCTCAGCGTTCAAGTAGTCATCGATCTGCGCTTCAAGGGTCAGCTTTCCAACCGTCGCCCTCCGACCCGATGGGATTCCAAGAGCAATCCTCAGACCCGTCTGGAAGAACTCATGCGCAGTCATGTTAAGCGAGTTAACTTCATCAAAGTTAACAGTAAGATTAGCGGATATGAACTTTTGGATCTCAACCGCATTTCTAAAAGGATTTGCCGGCACCTTTGTAAGCTTGCGCAGTCCAAGGGCGACTGGGTGCTCCCCGAGGTGGGTCAGGAGGTCAAACGCAAAGGTATTATTTGTAACCGGCTTCATCGGAATACGCACACGAAGGTGCGGGGCGTCAACGACGGCGATCTCAGGCAACTGCTCACCACCTATCAACGCCGCCTCGCCTCGAGCAAAGAGCTCAAGGCCAACCCCGTGTGGAAACCGGAATACCTCAACGAGCGCATTAGCACGACGCTCGGGCTCAGCAAAGCCAAGGCCGGGGTGAGCAGGTGCCTCCACGCTCTCGTCACGCACTTCTTCTTGGACGCGAACTTCAGGCGCGACTGGTTCATTTAGCCTCCCGCCGTAGCGAAACAAAACGGGGGCGTAGGACGGGCGGACCCCCCCGCTGAGAAGAGTGGCAACAACAGTCAACGGGGTTGTGACAACGAGGAGGCCCGTACGCAGAATTTGACGCCAAACGCTTTCACGACGCCACCAGCGTTGTAAGCGCTCTCGCACATAACCTGCGGTCTCCGTAAGCCCATTCTCGAGAACCGAATTGCGGAGAACAAGATATTCCTGCGCAAGGTAGGGCAGGCCAGTCGCCTGAACAGCAAGACCTGCTATGAGGAGAGGGTCGAACGTCCGATGTACCTTCCTTTCCGCTGGCGCATTATAGATATTCGTCGTTTGTGTCACGACGACCTTCGCTTTCGCCATTGAACGAAGACTTCGGTAGCGGAGAAACGCCCAGAGTAACGGGAAAACGATAAAGAACTCAACCGGATTTCCGAGCGCCAGCCGCAACGGGCGAAGCGAAAGAATCGAACCTATGACCGACTGGACAACAGACCAGCCCGAGCTCCCTTGGCGCCCAAACAGCAGATTCGACAAGAGGGACGCACCTAGTATGCCCAGCCCAACCTGCTCCCCTATATAGCAAGCAAACTGGACGGCATGAACTGGTGCTAGTGCGACGTCAGTCACTGGGATCGTCGCACGCCACATATCTCGGTGGACTTTTGCGCGCGTTGAACCGGTCCCAATTGACAGGACCATCGTCGTGCGCTTCCGAATCAAACGGAATAGAACAAAGAGCTGAGTTACAGACATCCGTAAGAGGAAAGAAGCCGCTGCAAGCTTCAAACCAATTTTTGCTTCCGCCGAAGCGGGTCCGTCCAGCATAAGCTGGACGTACCGAACCACAACTTCGCTAGCACGGTTCGCCCAAGCATCAAGCGACCCATTGTGCTGCGAGGTGATCCAACGGTGGGCTTGGATTCCAATTTGACGACTTAACTGCATCATTGGTGAAAGGTGTTGTTATTGAGGGTTCGCAACGCGCTTTCTCAAGGCGCGCCGGCCATTAAAGGCAGCCTTCATTCATTACTCCGAACCACCGCCCTGGCCTGGAACCAGGGCACTCAGAGCCACCACGGTACAACCAGGATTCCTTGTAAAGGATACTAGCGTTAGTAGTCCACGCACCAGAATAAGCCCCCGGTCCATCGTCAGGGTACAGCTGATG